TTGGATGCACAAACGTAGGCATTCCTTTTTTACTATGCAAGTATTTGTTTGTTTATTTTTGAAACAATCGGATTTTACTCTCTGAGTTATTGGAAAAAGTCGGCATGTCGACCGTTATCGTGGTCACTTGATGGGGGCGTGACGGGATATGAGCATGAGTTTTGCAATGGATATATTTTTTCATTATATATATTTGTCAATATTCTGAATTGATTTTGTTACTTACTGAAATACTCTTTCTTTATCGTTTAATATATATATTGACTGAATATTTTGATATGAAAAAGGAGTAAACATTATGGGATATCTTTAAGGAAATAGATTATAAAATCGAATATATTTGTTTAGCTGTAGGATGTCTCTGATAAATAATAACGTTTTAGTGATAGAATTATCAAATAAGATATTTATCTTCGCTATCCAAATCTAAATGCAGAAAAACATTTAAAATGAAGAGAAGAATGTTTCTTAAATCATCACTATTAATGACTTCAGGATTAGGTTTTGATACTTATGTGAGAGAAGAGATCAGAGAGGAGAGAGTGCAGGTTAAAAAGCCACACGTTATCCTGATCATGACTGATCAGCATCGTGGAGATGCTCTCGGCTGTATGGGAAATTCCGCTGTCATATCTCCGAATCTTGATCGTTTGGCGAAAGAGGGAACTTTGTTTGTAAATGGATATTCTGCTTCTCCAAGCAGTACACCAGCTCGTGCCGGACTCTTGACTGGCATGTCGCCTTGGCATCATGGCATGCTGGGGTATGGTCGAGTTGCAGAAAAGTATACGTACGAGATGCCGCAAATGTTACGTAATCTCGGGTATTATACATTTGGTGTTGGAAAAATGCACTGGTTTCCACAAAAGGCTCTTCATGGCTTTCATACAACATTGATTGATGAGAGTGGACGTGTCGAGTCGAAAGATTTTATCAGTGATTATCGGGAATGGTTTCAGCTTCATGCGCCAGGTGAGAATCCCGATTTGACAGGCATTGGTTGGAATGCTCATGGGGCAGGTATCTATAAATTGCCGGAGAAGTTGCATCCGACGGCATGGACGGGTCAGACTGCTTGCGAATTGATTCGAAATTATAATTGTGATAAACCCCTTTTCTTGAAAGTTTCATTTGCACGTCCTCATAGTCCTTATGATCCTCCCAAGCGTTATCTGGATATGTATAAGAATGCCAATATACCCAAGCCGTCTGTCGGTGATTGGTGTGGCAAATATGCAGAACGTCTGGATCCGGAAAAAGTGGCTCCAGATGCTCCTTTCGGTAATTTTGGGGATGAATATGCTGTCAAATCCCGTAGGTATTATTACGCAAACATTACCTTTATTGACGACCAGATCGGAGAAATTATTGCGGTATTGAAAGAAAGAGGAATGTATGACAATGCGATAATTTGTTTTACGGCCGATCATGGAGATATGTTAGGCGATCATTATCATTGGCGAAAGACATACCCTTATGAAGGTTCGACCCATATCCCTTATATTGTGAAGTGGCCTGCCGGAATGTACAAAAAGGTTCCTTTGGGAGCAAGGATTGAACAGCCAGTCGAACTTCGCGACTTTTTGCCTACCTTTATCGAGTTAGCTGGTGGAGCTGTACCTCCTGATATGGATGGCAAATCTTTGTTGAAGCTGGTTCAGGGCCAGGAAAGTGAATGGCGTAAATATCTGGATATGGAACATGCCACTTGCTATAGTCAGGATAATTACTGGTGTGCATTGACAGATGGTAAGATCAAATATGTTTGGAATTTTCATACCGGAAAAGAAGAATTGTTTGATCTCCGGAAAGATCCGAACGAATTGGTGGAATGTTCCGGCAAGCCGGCTTATGCTACCCAGCTTAAGGAAATGCGCCAGGCAATGGTCGATCATCTGGCAGAGCGCGACGAAACTTTCGTGAAAGATGGAAAATTGGTGGTACGGGAGACAACAATGCTTTATAGCCCTAATTATCCTCAAACAAAATGATTCGTATAAATTCTTTAAACTTTGTATACTATGATAAGAAAATGGAAACTCCTGCTTGTTGGAGTGAGTTGTGTAATGGGTACAGCTATGGCACAAAATAATCCTATTTTGCTGTTTCCGAAAGGTGCACCGGGTGAAACAACCAAGTTGATTGAAAAGGCAGATGCTGACGGTGGGAAGACCGGAGGCGAGACGGTTCTTCGTATTACGAATGTAAGTGAACCGACAATTACCGTTTATCCGGCCCCCGACGAAGTGGCGACAGGTGCTGCCGTTGTGGTTTGTCCGGGTGGTGGCTATAATATCTTGGCTTATGACTTGGAAGGCGATGAAGTTTGTGAGTGGTTGAATAACTTGGGAGTTACTGCCGTTTTGTTGAAATACCGGGTTCCTCGCCGCGAGGGTCGTGCGAAACATGAAGCTCCTTTGCAGGACGTGCAGCGTGCGATCGGATATGTCCGGACTCATGCGGAAGAAATGAACCTGGATCCTCAGCGGATCGGAGTAATGGGATTCTCTGCCGGCGGACATCTTTCGGCGATGGCAAGCAACAATTTCGATAAACGTACTTATCCGGCCGTGGATGCGGCAGATAAAGCAAGTTGCCGTCCGGATTTCTGTCTCTTGGTTTATCCTGCCTATCTGGATGGTGAAAATTTCCAGTTGGCTCCGGAAGTCAAAGTATCTTCTGCCACTCCCCCTACAATGATGATTCAAGCAGAAGACGATAAATCTTATATCAACAGTAGCCTTTTCTACTATTATGCTTTGAAAGAAGCTGGTGTGCCTGCATGGATGCATCTATACAGTAAAGGCGGTCATGGTTATGGCCTGAGAGATACGGGTGCAGCTGTAAATGAATGGCCTGACAGGGCTGAAGACTGGTTTCGCGAAATCGGTGTGATAGAATAAAAAACTAAATAGAGTACAAAGATTTTCGATTTTTCTGTATCTTTGTACTCACAAATCATGGGGATGACCGGTTTAGAAAGACCTATCCTAAAAAACAAAGAAAATAAGAGCGAAAGAAAAGCTAAATAAAATACTGAATATCAGTGTTTTGTGAACAATGAAAGAGCTAAACGGGAATAATGTATTTTCCTTTGTTTAGCTCTTTTTTTGTTACTTTTGTTACTCGTTTGTTACCCGTGACGGAAATGTTACTTATCTTTGTGGTGGGGAACAAATAAAGTAACGATATGACAAAGCAAGTCAAAGTTAAAGAGCCGGTACGTATTCGTACAAAGAAACTGGCTAACGGGAATGAATCGATCTACCTTGATCTATACAAAGACGGTGATCGTGTGTACGAGTTTCTCAAACTCTATCTTATTTCGGAAAAATCAAAAACAGATAAGGAAGCTAACCGTAAAACGTTAGAGTTAGCTAATGCGATCAAGGCTAAACGGATCGTAGAGCTGCAAAATAACGAACATGGCTTTAAAACAAATACTACCAGATCAAAGATGAATCTGATTCAATTTGTTTTACATCTGGCAGATGAACAACTAGCAAAATCGGGAAATAAGCGTAGTTATTATTATACACTTCATTCTCTAGCGAAGCATTTAGATGCGTATGCTGGTGATAAGATAACCTTTGCAAAGGTGAACACTGAGTTTGTTAGAGGGTTTATAGCGTATCTTCGTACTGCTGTCAACTTCAATTATGAAAATAGCAAGAAAAAGTCTAAAGACGAAATTCTTTCACAGAACACTCAATACAATTTGTATAAGAAATTTACTTGGGTGATCCGTAAGGCTATGTTAGCGGATATAATTGTCATTAATCCTTTGGATAAAGTGGATAATACAGATAAGCCGAAGCCGGAAGAGGGGCAAAGGGAGTTCTTGACGATTGAAGAAATTAAAAAACTAATGGCGACCCCATGTAAGGACGATATGTTAAAACGTTCATTTCTCTTTTGTTGTCTGGTAGGACTTCGATATAGTGATGTAAAGAGCTTGCTTTGGAGCGATCTCAGGGAAGATAATAACGGTGGAATTATTCTTCGACTTCGTGTAATTAAAACAAAACGGTATGAAGATTTTCCGGTAAGTAGGGAGGCTTTGAAGTGGTTACCGGAAAAAACAGGATCTGACGAAAATTTAATCTTTACTCTGTCAAAGAATGATAATTCTAACCGAAAACTGAAGAATTGGTGTGCGTCTGCCGGCATAAAGAAAAAAATTTCATTCCATTGCTCCCGGCATACAGCAGCTACATTAAACCTGAGTTTGGGCGTACCTATTGAGACCGTTAGCAAATTACTTGGACATACAAAGATCAGTACAACACAAATTTACGCAAAGATTATAGACAAGAACAAAAAGGACGCAGTCCGCAAGCAGGATGGTATCTTTGATTTTTAACATCAGTTTAATGGGGTATCCCCCCCCCATGTTAAAAAGTGTAAACGGTGGGCGGTTGCTCCATCTAAAAATTTTTTTTCTTATGAATATTGAAAGTATTAAAGATATATCTGATTTAATAGGTGATACATTAAGCGTATTCGTGACTCTTGGTAGTATTCCTTTAACATCAATGCAAATCAAAGGGTTACATGCTAGGTTAGATAATCTAGATCTTAACCCAATATGCGAAATATTGTCTGCTTCTACAATGACGGATAAAATATCGAATTTGAATACCGTTATTCATTTTCTCGGTAGCTATTTACTAGAAGATCCAAACGACTTATTACCTGAAGGCTATAACTTCAACGTAAGGGTTGACAGGATGGAATTAAATAATAAAGGACGATCTGATATAATTGGTCTATGGAAAGAGTTCGAGGGGAAAATACTTTCTATAAGAAATAAGGTGATAGACATATCTGTTTGCTTGGGACTTAATGATAATCTAGTCATTTCGGGGAGTCAACAGCAGCAGGAGAATAGTGAAAGTTTACCTTTACCAGATCTGTTAAACACTGATAAGGCTAAAGCTTTATTAAATAAAGCGATTATAGCAGGATTGTGTGATGATACATATAAATGGCTTAATTCTAAAGCCCTATTAGCCTATTTTGTTGATAAAGCAAGTGAGTCTTTGGGCTTATGTAAAGGTGAGTATGACGGTAAGCCAAAAACATCATGGAAACCGTTTGAAGTCCTATTTGGTGTTAAAGGGCTATCTGGCGCAAAGCGAGATTATCAAAAAACAGGGACTTTGCCCTATGGTTATAATGATGTAGATAAGCTGTTTGAGTAGGCAATAACAATATACTATAGTACCCCCTATATGTGCCCTATGTGGGTATCATATAGGGGTCTTTTTTTTCCTTCCCTTCTGATATTTGCAATGTAATTACAAAGCAACGGGCAAAGTACACGCCCCATTCATGAACAAATAATTTATTGTATTATGTCAGAAGAAATAAAACAGCAATTAGATAGGATTGAGCGATATAGTCTATTGGCCGCAAAGAATGTACTTTGCTTTGATGATGTTGCATTACTTACAGGATTGAGTAAGAGCCATTTGTATAAACTCACCTATAGCCATCAAATTCCGCATTACAAGCCCAATGGGAAACAACTTTATTTCGATAGAAAAGAAATAGAGGACTGGATGAAGCAGAATAGGGTTACTACAAATGATGAGATAGAACAAAAAGCAACAAATTATCTGGTTACTGGAAAAATCGGAAATAGATAGGAGGTTTAGTTATGGTTGAAAGAAAAAAGGCGACCGAAGCCACTCCAAAAACTGAAGACAAAGATAGGTCAAAAAATCACATTCGTGCAACCGTTCGATCTCTTTTTTTATCTGGTCGTAAACTTACCGCACGAGAAATCAATATGATTACTAGTAGTAATGATGCTCGAAAAGTTATATCAGAGTTGAGGCGTTCTGGTTGGAATATAACAGATTTGAGATTGTCTTATGGATGTAAATTGTATTGGATTAATTCATTACCTCAACAAAAAAACTTAAACTTTCAGGAGGACCAGGCATGAATATAGGAGAAATTATATCCGCTTTTGATGTACTACAACAACAAGTAACATCTCCAGTGCAGCAATTGAGAAAAGAAATCGACCTTATGCGTTCTGAACTTTCATGGTATGAAAAGAAATACCCTGAATCAGATACAACTAAGCACCGGGAAAGACTGATGCGTTTAGAGGTCATTTGTAAATCTCTTGAATCATGCGAGCCAATAAGTTTGATGCCTTTAATAAGGGATAAACTCAATGAAGCACGACGGCATAAATTCAACCCGGATTGTGCCTGTGTGTGGTTGCCTTTATCGCCTTGTGTTGCGGATTTATTACATGCAAAACCGGCCGTTATAGATTTGATTGGTTGGGATATCTCAACGCCATATGACTATAACTATGTTGGGTTGGCGAATGCCGGAGGATTTATTTGTTCCGATACAGATGAGGAGGGCCAGAGATATGGAAACTAATGTTATAGGCTTGAAAATTGCTGCGAGTTTAGACGGTGTAAATATCGCAGACGATGATATCAGATTGTTGAGACAAGCCGAAATAGATTTAAGCACAGATATCCCGTCTCCACCACCAGTTCTTTATCAGGGTGATAAGGTTATGATTTCTAAAGGTGATTTTTCGGTCGTAGTTGGAGCTGCAAAGAGCCGTAAGACATTTTGTATTTCTGCTATGGTTGGGGCTTATTTATGTGCAGATGAGTATATGAACATGAGCAGCCCTAATGATGCAGGTAATGTTCTCTGGATTGACACAGAGCAATCAATATATCATGCGGCGAAAGTGGCGAAACGAGTATGCCGGATTGCAGGATTACCAACCGATCAGAAAACGGAACGCTTTCGAATGCTTTGCTTTCGGGAATATGAACCGGACCGGCGCCGAGAGTTGACTGATAAGGCTATTCGGTTATATCAGCCTTCTTTGGTTGTTGTTGACGGAGCGGCGGACCTTATTCTAGATGTAAATGATAGCTCTGAAAGTGCAAAGCTGGCTACTATGTTCATGGATATAACTAAAGAACTGGATAACCATATTGTCACGGTATTACATACCAATCCGGGAGGAGATAAGCCAAGGGGCCATTTAGGGACAAACTTTCTCAATAAGGCACAAGCCTTGTTTATTGTCCGAGCGGATGGTGATATCTCAACTGTATCAGTAGAACGATGTCGGGATATAGCGGTTGATGATTTTGCCTTTGCTGTCAATAATGAAGGTTTGCCGGTTCTTGCTTCTATTCCTGATAAGTCTGATAAATTAGATAATCTTAATGCTATATTTTGTAAATATACTCAACCTATTCGCTCTACAGATTTAAGAGACGCTATTATGGTCAACGAGGGTATTAAGAAATCTATGGCTAACCGAAGAATAAGAGAGGCCAAGGAAATAGGGGTACTGATAGAAAATAATGTTGGCTTGCTCTATTACAAAGGAAAGGAGGTAAACAATGAATCGGATCAATTACCTTTTTAAGCGGGTACAATGCTGGGTACAATCGGGTATTTTCGGGTATTGTGGCAATGGTACGGGTAACCGGGTACACACCCCCCTATATATAGGGGGTGTACCCTGTACCCACCTAAATACCCATAACCATAGTACCCACTTGAAAAATGCTGTTTTGAAAGAGGGGTACCCCCCCCTGTTAAAAAGTGTAAACGATGGGCGGTTACTCCATCTAAAAATTTTTTCCCCCTAAAATTCAAAAGCACATGAATAATTTAATTCCAACAATACAGCGATCAAAAAAGTCGGCCCAACCCCGGTACATAAAACCGGACAGCGTGAAACGACTGGAAGCTGATTATTTTGAATGGAAATACCGTAATAGTACCATTCCCACGCAATGCCGAGTAAAACCGCATTTCCGGGACGATACGGCTAACGTATTGACAAAATGCATAGAGGTATGGTCAAGGATAAATAATGCTTTCTATCAACGCCAGAATAGTCAGGGACAGTATGACTCACGATTGGGCCGCTGGCGGAAGTCAGGAACGACGGCCGGCATTGCCGATGTACAGGTGACGCATGAAGGCCGGGTGTACAATTTTGAGATCAAGATTGGCAGGGACCGCCAATCTGACGTACAGAAAGCGGTTGAGGCCAGGATAAAAGCTGCTGGCGGTCATTATGCTGTCATTAAGTGTTACGACGATTTTTTAAGAGAGGTAATCCATAATGGAAAAGATTGATCTTATCAACCAGCAGGATAATAAATCGTTCCGGTATGAATTCCCGGACGTGTCGAATGAGGGTTGATAGCCGGACAATGTTCTACTTTTCCACGACAGAAAAGCGGAAACGATTTATTGAGAAGAGATACGACCGCAAGCTAAAGCGGTTTAATATAGATTCAGAGTATTAAAAATTTAAAAATTAACTAATTATGCGAGATTTCAGTTACGAAGAGATTAACAACATGAGCGAAGAATCGGTTAAGCAAATTTTGAGGGACGAGATGTTGGATCGTGCAAACAAACGTGTGGAAGAAGAACGGAGAAAAGAAGAAGCAAAAGATTCCCTTGATCAGTTCTTTGGCCAAAAGAGAAAATCAGGATTATTAACCCCTACAAAAACATTATGATTTATGGAACAGTTAGAAAAAAACATTGTAAGAGAGGATATTAAAAGAGCGGTTATTGAGAAATACGAAAATCAGGTTGAAGGCGTTAACGGCGCTTTACAAAAACTCAAAGCGGAAGGTATTCCGACGGATTTACCGACATTAAAAAAGATTGCGATCAGTGAGGATGCCTTTAAAAGCTGGCTTGACAAAGCTATTTCTTCATATATTGGAAAACTCGGTTTTATCCCCATTAGAGAACGAAAACGGATCAAAGAATCTTTTTACAGTGTAAAAGAAAAGGTTTCCAATCCCCTATCTACCGTTGGGGTATTTCTGGTTGAAGAAAAATACCCTATAGTCCAGCATCAGGACGGATCATTGGATTATGACTGGGCTGTAGTCGAAAAGGATGCGGAGGCACAAGCGACAAAATATTTCTCTGATGAGGATAGAGAATACTTTTCTATCTTACTGCAACTAAAAGAAGCTATTAACCAGCTTGAACAATGGGAAAAAGAGCATACATATACACATTTCTTTGGATGGCACAACCCATTTTTTATTCCTCAAAAAGGAGATGGGGGTATTCCGTTTGACCTAACCCGGTCTATCGATATTTTGATAAAACCGGATTTCAAAAACTGGTTCCAAAGGCAGATCGGTATGACTTTAGGAAAAATGAACTCGGAAGCATTAAGGATGATCCGGGAAATGGCAGATGAAGATTAATAACAGGTAGGGGGGGAATTTGTTCCCCCCTTACCGTAAACAAAAATAGGATGGGAAAAGTGTTTATACAGAGCGAGACAGAGAAAGAGATCATTTATGTGAGTTATTACGAGAATATGCCTATCCGGTTCATGAAAGACAAAGCAACAGGAGAAATATTTGTCAATTCTGACGATATTGTCAAAGCTCTTGGACAAAGTGATAGCTTTGTAGATTTTCTGGGAACTGACGAAGGGCTGGACTACATAAACGAATGGAAAAAGAATCATCCCGGCGAACCTTTTTTCGGTGGGGCGGTGAAAAGAAGATAATTTAAACATTGATATTATGGCACATAAAGCAAAAATTGGAGAAAGTTTAAGCGAGCGGGAACGGTTCTGCATTGATGCCGTACTATTTAATAGTGACAATACCGATCTCGCCTATATCCTAAGCCGTGAAAAGCCCTATCAGGGTTCAAAGGATAATTTGCATAGGTTGGCGCTACGGTGGTTGAGAAGTCCAGAAGTCAAAGCATATATTGACGAAAAGCGGGTTGTCATCGCTGACAAGGCTGAAAAAAAGTTTTCAACACCTGAACAGAATGCCAACCGGGAAAAGGAGGATATTGTAAGAGAACTTAATATTCTCGCTGATATCACGAAAGACCCGAAGCAGAAAACGGAAATACTTATGAAGTTGGCGGACTTGCAACAGATGAAAAAAGACCCTGTAGATGAGACAGAGGATAATACCGTTCATTATTATTTGCCGTTGACTTGCTACAAATGCGGATTGTATTTGGGAAATAAAAAAAAGGAGGAAAAGGAAAGGGGGGAATAAAGATATTGTAATAAATACATTAAGTGCATTGTATAGGTTACAATAAGCATAGTGATATTGCCATAAACCGGGAACACGATTAAGCACTAAACAATGCTTCTGATTAGTGCTTTTGGTTCCCGGAACAGATAAGATAATAGAGCTTCATAGAAGGCCGATTATAACGATTGAGATTGTTATGATCGGCTTTATTTATTAACGAAAAATAGGAAAATGATATGAGTAATTTAGGTAAATTATGGTTCGAACTTGGGATAAAAGATAAAACAGATAAAGATATCGCAGAGATTCGCAAGAATGTCGAGAAACGGTTAAAAGCGTTAGGCGTTGACGTGAAGATTACACCTGATTTGTCCGAGTTGAAAAATCTTAAAGAGGTAAACGTCGAGATCGTCACGGATACCGATAAAATGGTAAGGAACATACAGACCGCATTAAAGGCGGCAGATATAAGCCTTGATCCATCCGTCTCTCTAAATAAGGCAATGCAATCTATAACAGGACAGAGAGCACTTACCATTGATACGGGGGCTTTGGGCCGTATTGAGGTTTTGGCCAAAAAACAAAGTTCGGCTATTGACCAGGCAACAGGAGCTTTATTGAACCAGCAGAAAGTCTATAAAGAATATTCCAATACGACAATGACAGCTACAGGTTCTATAAAGATGATGGAAGCCGAATTGAACAAATTACGTGATACTTACCGATCGTTATCCGATGTTGATCGTAATTCGTCGATCGGCAAAGGACTGTTGCAGCAGATTAATAACGCAGATGAAGCATTGGCCAAAGTAAACGCCCAAATGGCGAATAATTCAACATTGGCTAAAGCGATGGGGACGAGATACAACGGCCTACAAGTTCAACTTGCCCAGGTTGCAAGGGAGCTTCCGAACTTTGCAATGTCTTTTTCTACGGGTATCATCTCACTTAGCAACAACTTGCCAATGCTGGCGGATGAGATATCAAGAGTACGTCAAGAGGTTGCGTTACTTCGTCAGTCCGGCCAGGCAGCCACACCGGTATGGAAGCAGGTTTTAAGCTCATTATTAAGTTGGCAAACTGCCTTAATCGTGGGTATTACGGTTCTTGTCGCTTATTCCCGTGAAATTGGTGAATGGATAAACGCCCTTATAAAAGGAGGAGATGCAGCTGTGTATTTGGCAGAATCCCAAAAGAAATTCAATGATCTACAAAAGGATGCCTCTGAAAGTGTATCTAAAGAGATATCAAAGCTCGAATTGTTATACAATACTACTCAAAATGCGGCATTATCTATTGATGCGAGGCGTGAGGCAGTAGAAAAGCTACAACAGATGTACCCGGATTATTTGGGCAAGTTGTCCGAGGAGGCTATTTTAGCCGGGAAAGCCAGTGAGGCGTATAGTTTATTGGCCGAAAGTATCAAAAACGCAGCTTCCTTGAGATTGATAGAGGAACAGCGGGCTAAAGCCTCTGAATCTTTGGCCAAGGCTACAGAGAAAGAGATGAATGTTCAGTCAAAGTTAAACGCTTTAATGAAGGAATTGGGTGCCGTCAGTGAACAAGACTTACAAAATAAAGCGTATGACTTTAGCCGTAACTATGGTAATTATATCCGAAATCTTATAAATGATCGCAATTCCGCTCAAAAAGAACAACAATCAATATTAGATGATGCGAAAAAATGGAGCAATAAATATGCATCCATATTCAACAAATCCGTAGATAAGGGCCAATTAGATATACTATTCAAAGATATACCGGAAGTAGCTACATTTAATAAAACGTTGGCTGATTTAGACCGGCAATTGGCAATGTTCGCTATTGACCAGGACGAATATAACAAAAAAGTCAATGAGGCTAAAGGAGCTTTGATTGCGGCTGCTGATGCTGCCAATATTGGAGGGTCCGCTCTTGAAAAATTAAGGGATGAATACATAGCCTTTAATAAGGTGGAAATTTCAAAAAAGAATCAAAAAATCGCAAGCAAGGATGCACAAGAAACATATAAAAACAAAAAAGCGTATTTAAAGGCAGATAAGGCGCTTGAAGATGCAACATTGAAATCAGCCAGAAATATAGAACAGGCACGCATAAATGTAATGGAGGAAGGTTCAGCCAAACAACTCGCCCAACTTAAACTGAACTTTAAAAAGAGAATGGACGAGGTTAAGGCCCAGACTGACGAATATATTAAGCTCGTTCAGGAAGAAGAGTTGAAAGCCTGGCGTAAAAGCAATCCGGGAAAGAAGGATAGCGATTTTACATCTCAAGTTGTCGATATCCATACGCTCCCTAAAAAATATCAGGATTTAGTTGTTAATCAAGCGCAAGCAGCAGACGCAGAATATGAGAACGGGCAACAAAAGCTACTTGATAATCTATTGAGTAAATATCAAGACTTTGCGACCAGAAGAGAGGTTATCGAGAAACAATTTAATGATGGTATTGCCACGCTGAACAAGAGACGGACGGATGAGAACAGAGAAACTATAGATAAGGCAATCAATGAAGCGAAGCGCAAGCTAAAAGAGGCAATTAAGGAGATCAATGACGAGGAGGTAAAGAGCTTGCAAAAAGATAATCCTTTCTTTGTCCGGTTGTTTGGTGATACGTCAGAAATGACAAGATCACAGATAAAAACATTACTCGACCAGGCGAAACAGTTACGGGATTATCTCAAAACTACGGATTCTGATAATATCGGATCAATACTCAATATCCCGGCCGACACTTTGAGAAGAATAAAAGAATCTCCAGAAGCCCTTAAAGCCCTTCAGGATGCCGTAGACAAATTAACGAAGAAGAGGGACGAAAATAGCTTTGACAAATTATTTTCCGATATCGAGAAAGGTTTAAATAAAATAAAGTTAGGCGGGAAGGCTAATATAGGTGAAGGTATCGCCGATATTGGAAACGCCTTACAGTCGATTATGCCTGCACTAAAAGAGTTTGGGCAGGACTTGGGAAATATATTTGGAGATGAGGTCGGAGAATATGTCCAGAATATAACACAGCTCGTCGGGTCCGTAGTAAAAATAGGAACCGGTGTAGGGCAAGCATTGTCCGGCAATATATTGGGAGGGGTAACATCCGTAGTTTCTGGCATCGGGCAGATAGTTTCATCTGTCAGGGCTGCAAATGAGCAACATAAGCAGGCATTAAAAAAGATCATGAATGATACTATAGCCCAGCAAAGAGAATATAATTTATTGCTTTTGGAACAGAATCTATTATATGAAAAGGCAAATACTATCTTTGGCACGGACACATACGGCAAGGCTGTAAAGGCGGCTGAGACTTTTAGAAAATCTATAGAAAGCCTCAATGAAGCAATAAAAGATGAAGGTAAATATGAAGGTGGATATCTATTAGGGGGGCTATTCGACTTGTTGGCAAAAGAACAGCGTGACTATTATAACTCATTAGCCGGTCTTGCAAATATCCAGATAAAAACGGGACATGAAAAAGGTGGCATATTCGGTCTTGGAATATTAGGTAAAGGGAAAGATATCTATTCCTCTATTCTTGACGTTTACCCGGATCTTATTGATAAAGCGGGGAACTTTAACAGGGAGCTTGCCGAGACTATTTTAAACACTCGTGAAATGTCAGAAGAGGATAGAAACGCCTTGCAAAATATGATTGATTTGTCCCAAAAAGCGGAAGACGCTTTAAAATCCTTGAATGACTATTTGACAAATATATTCGGTGAGTTTGGAAATACCTTATCGGATGCCCTGGTTGATGCCTTTAAGAACGGGACCGATGCCGCATACTCTTTTGTTAAGTCTGTCTCTAACATGCTGGAAAAACTGGCTACACAAATGGCATATTCTATTTTTATCGCACCGGCATTAGAAGAAGCTCAAAAAGACGTTCAGGACGTAATGAAAGATACTGAATTAAGTGCTGAGGAAAAATGGGAAAAGGCTGCTGCAATTGTAGATGCTGCTACTGATAAAATTATGGCAAATCAAGATGAATACGACAATTGGTTGAAAGATAGACAAAAATACGCCAAAGACAAGGGCTATGATATTTTTACCCCTGACAACGAAAAGCAAAACGGGTTATCTCAAAGCGTTAAGGGGATAACAGAGGATCAGGCGAATGTTTTAGGCAGTTATTTGAACGCTGTCCGACACGATGTGAGTGTAAAGCGTAGTTTATTAGAAAACATAGCAGGAAACCTGTTACCTACGATGAGCATTACGGCACAAGCTCAATTACAACAGCTTAACGCCATTGCCGCCAACACGAAAGCAAATGCGGATGCGGCCATTGAGATACAGAAGAGCTCAACCGCAATACAAAACGCTTTATCAAGTGTAATTGCACAAGGGAAGAGCGGGAAGGCTATAAGGATTCAATAATAGAATAAATCTATTGTATTGATAAATAAAATCTATTATCTTCGCATAACCCAGACAACTCTACAAGGACCAAAAACCGAGACGGCCACCGGTGGCGATGCTTCCGGTGGTTTTTTTATTGGCTAAATACGGCAAGATTACGGCAAGGGTTTCACAAGACAATCTCACGGGCGCAATACTATGAACTTAATACAGGCGATTTAAGGGATTTTATTTTTGAAAACGATAAAGAAATAAGGGAGGCGTACTTAATTCTCATACGGGCAAGAAAATGTGTAAATCCGGGCTTTATTTATTCCTTCTATCAATGTTATCCATAAATTACCTATATTTGCAATGACGTTTTTCATGGTATAGTGTTTAGGTTATTCATTGGTGTTTATAAAGCCGTTTTACTAAAATCCCGTTACTGTCCTGATCCGGTAACGGGGTTTTTGATAAAATTATCATTAATGGTGTGCAAAAGTTGTAGAAAGCAAAACTGAACCAAATTTTATACCGGACATTGGTAATTGAACCACGGTGACAAAAATGGTATGGTAGAATGGTACTTACCTACCATATTGTTCTATTCAGGTTCATACCCTTCATAATAGTACGACTGATTGATACCTTTGAATATCACTTCCCGGTCATTTACACGGTCTGTCAATGCCTGACGCAATAAGGTACGTAATTCCAGGTCGTTTATTGGGCTTCTTTCCATCGCTTGTAAATACAGAACCTTATCGACGCTCTGCCAATCAATAACAACGGAAAGACGTTTTTTTAGGATCATATCAAGCCAAATGCGGGTAGATCGTCCGTTACCTTCCATGAACGGGTGTGCAACGTTCATTTCAACGTATTTCGCTATAATTTCGTCAAATGTTGTTTCTGGCATGTTCTCTATCACTGGCAATATGGCATCAAGGTATAAACAGTTGGCAAAGCGGAAATTCCCCTTTGATATGTTAAGTTTACGCACTTTTCCGGCAAAGTCATACAAGCCGTCGAAAAGATACCGGTGTATGTCACATAAGCCCTTCACCGTCCCCACCTCGATACGGTCTATATCGCCGGTATCAAATAAAGCGTGAGCTTTTACAAGGCTTAATCTGTCTATTTCTTTCGTGTTCATACTCATTCTACTTTGATGTTGATATCCTTACCGCAATGGGGGCATGTGAGAGTTAAAGCGTCACTTTTTGGGCGCACTTCTTCGGGGGAGGCGAACAACTGCCACATAGGGACATTCAATGCTGTAGCAATTTTTTCCAATGTGGAAGTAGTTACCGATGAGGCATTAAGAGTTTGTTTAATCGATTGATAAGAAACACCTACCATATCGGCTAACTCTTGCTGTGTTAGTCCTTTCTCTTTTAATAATTCTTTTATTCTCATAATGTTACATATTTAAATTATACTGCAAATATACCAAAGCATCATAATCGTATATTATTTAATATACTAAATAACGTTAAAGGTATAATATTTATATACTTTATATTAGGTATCGTATAATAAATGATATACCTTTGCAGTATCAAATTAAAGCAATAACTAATAAACAATATACAGCAATGGAAGCACCGAAGTACAACAAAGCAAGAATCATGAAATCCGCTTGGTCAATGTTCAAAGCTGGCAAGAAGTACCGCAATCACGTATTGACGTTCGGAGAATGCCTAAAAGAGGCTTGGAAGGACGAAAGAAGTTCTTACGACAAGGCGATGAAGATGTACCAGCTTTTCAACATCAATAAGAAGCAGTGCGAGGGACGGAACGCAAAACGTAATGTCAAGGTTTCTTCTATGGCTTTCATGGCTGATACTTTGGTGAACTATTACGCAAACAACAGATATAACGGAGATTAATTAACCCGGTAGGGGTATCGGTCAAACCGACCCCCTCTACCACAAACAAAATAATATTACAATCATGGAATTTAAAGATTTAGCAACAAAGTTCGAAGGTCTTACAGCAGATCAAGTAGGGGTATTAGCAGAGTTTGGCAAAAATATTTTAGATGATGCCGGCATATTCTGTTTACCATCCTGTCTGCTGGGTTTAATTCAGGATATACTCAAAACAGAGGAGTTCGATCTTGAGAGAAACAGACTTACAATAGATTCACTTTTACATATTGTGGAATTAGTTAATGAATTGAATATGCGATGCTGGGGTGAACAAAAAACCCCGTTCGGACTTACGGGCATTAGATATGACAACCAATATGTCGGATTAGATAACGAGACTAAAATAATAGCATCATGAAAGCATTATCCTTTATATTCCTGTTAGTGGCCGGGGTTCTTCTGGCAGGATCGGAAAGCGAATATTTCTTAGGTAACATAATCGGGCTTGTGATGTTGTTCATTGCCGGCAACAAATTGACGGAACAAGATAATATTGCTACATAAATAACATAGACCCGCATGTTGGTGCTTCGTACCCAACGTGTCATGTTTGGATGTCCCGCCGGTAATATCGCCGGCGGGTATGGGATAAAGATTGCGACTGATCAGATGTTTATGATAATCTTATCAAGAACATCAACCATTGTGGACCGGAGCGACCGGACATTGCAAAGCGAGATTGCAGCAAGGGACGAACGCACGCTGAACCGGCACCAGCATAGCCGGAGGCGAGATACAGGGCATAAGCAGATCTATATTAGAGGTTATCACCTTAAAAGGGGTATATGGCTTGAAATTCAATACATTTGCTATCTGATAACCTATAACCAGATAACCTCTGGCTAATATCGTGAGAGCGGTCTTATTTCGATTGCAAGGAACTTATACTAATGGTGACGCTATGTGCGTTTAAATAGGCTTTCAGTAGCTCCAGCCACACCCGGCACGGTCTTTGAGTCTGTCCTTTGATGGAATGCCGGGAACGAATGTTGAGGTTACGGTATAAATTCACTTAAGTTATTGATTTATAATGTGTATAGTGTCGCTGTAACCGTAACCCCGTAACCTGTGTAATTATTTAAAGGATAAACATAGAGGTTGGCGAAGATGGTAGCAACGGAATACAGGTAAGTAACAAACGAGTAACAAAAATGTGATAAGTGATATGTTGGAGGGATTTAGCCTTTATACGGCCTGTTATTTGGCAAATTCAGATTAATATGTATCTTTGCGCCAAAGAAAGCGATTGTTTAAAGGAAAAGTTCTTTAATTTTGTTACTAGTTTGTTACCCATAAACGAAAACATCTTCGCTTTCTTTTGATTTTTAATTAGTTACAAAATCATGGGGATGACCGGTTTAGACAGCGGGTAGAAGTGGTTTGTAAGCATGTAGTGCGTGGTCGGCTTGCACTTAAATCTCAGACGGCGAACAATTAACTGGCGAAAACAATTACGCTCTCGCTGCTTAATCGAAGTACAGTAGATTCAAGCTTAATCCCTGCAAAAGTTGCGGGGACGTGACATCACCCGGATGCTGTGGCTCCGAAGCGTTCCGATCAGGTGGTGCAGCAATATCGGAGATAGTTTGGAGTAAGTCTCGGGCTCCAAGTGAAATTTTAGAGGATAAGGTTCAAGTGGGTGGCTTCGGTCTTGCTTGCACCCGACAATCGAAGGCGAAGATAAACATGTAGAAAGCAGATTAATTCCTCGTTTGGACGAGAGTTCGAATCTCTCCATCTCCACAGAAAAGGCTAGCAGTTTCGACTGCAGGCCTTTTTTGTGATCAATCTTTATCGATTAATTGGATTCCTTCAGGCTCGATATTGATTATTTTTTGTTTGTAAAGAGCCCCGATTGCCTGTTTGAAAGCTTTTTTGCTGCAGCGAAATAGAGAATAAATAGGTTCGGTTCACTGGCCGCATATCTTCCTTGAGCTTTGAGCGAATCCAGAATTATCTTGGCAACACCTTCTGCCTTTTGATATCCTAAGGGGGTAAGGCTGACATCTATCTTTTCGTCTTCTCTGACTTCTTTGATGTACCCTTTTTAATGTTCTCCTTTTCCCAAGCGTTGAAAAACATCTGGTAGCTCAGAGTATCCATCCGAAATAAGTCGCTTCTTTCTCTGTTTGTCCGTAAGCATAGGTGTCAAATGAAAATAATAGAAGGAACTCTGTATGTCCTTATGTCTCATGCTTCTTGATAGAGAACTATTTGCAGCTGAACTCAAAATCATGTTTCTCCCACTGCGTGATACTTGTGGTGGCATAATGATGACGAAAGTCATAAGGACATACTGATTCCGGACTTATATGTAGTTACAAATTTTTGCGTAGCATAGTAAAATGGTCATATCAGTCTTACAACGGCTACGAAAATAGGACAAAGATTCCATCTAGGAATAGTACGGTATCGATGGGGGTTACCCTTTTGGGAGTACAGCTTACCCAGATCTATTACACTTGCATTAGTTCTGTGGGTGTGGGATAATGAGAGCGGATATAATCCTCTGACCTTTTTTGATTGAAGATCTTGGATAAAATCCCAGCAACCGTACCCAAAGTCCTGTTTATTGGTTTCTGCTGACGAGGGATAGGACCTTCTAATTTGGTGGTAGACTTTTTCACTATTAGGTAATCGAATAGCTCATTACTGCTATAAATATTTGGGAAATAATGCCTACTATCAAAAAAATTGCATTCTATCTTTGTAAATAATCTATTAAAAAGAATGCAATCTTACAAATTATAGCGACCTTTGTGATTGAAACTCAACGTATCAATTACAATGGCAAAAATTACCGTTCAAAATACAGATATTTGCGTTGTCAAGTACAATGAAGAAGACTACATCAGCCTTACAGACATGGCAAGAAGCCAACTGCAAGAGCATATTATCTTCCGTTGGCTTAGCCTTAAAAGTACTATCGAGTATCTTGGCGAATGGGAAATGTTATATAATCCCGATTTTAATTGTACCGAATTCGGTACAATTAAAAATGCGGCAGGAAGCAATAATTTTGTGCTTTCGGTGAAAACGTGGATAGAAAGGACCAGTGCAATTGGTATTCGTTCTAAGGCTGGTCGTTACGGTGGCACATATGCACATCGGGATATAGCATATCATTTTGGTATGTGGATTTCTCCTAAATTCCAATTACTTCTTGTTAAGGAGTATCAGCGGCTAAAGACAGAAGAACAAAGGCTGCTTGGTTGGTCAGCGAAACGTGAATTGTCAAAAATCAACTACCGCATACATACTGATCATAAAGCAAAACCTTATTCCGATGGAAGTCAACCGATACAAGCAAGCATTATTTATGCCAATGAAGCCGACGTGCTGAACGTGGCGATGTTTGGTATGACAGCAAAACAATGGAGAGAAGCGAATTCCGAACTGAAAGGAAACATTCGTGATTATGCTACTATCAATGAACTTATCTGTTTGTCGAATATGGAGAATCTAAATGCTGTGTTTATCGAACAGAATATGACACAACGTGAACGTCTTGTTAAGCTAAATCAAATAGCTATCCATCAAATGAGCATATTGGAAAGTGGTGATAGTCAAAATTGTAAGCTGTTGAAATAAAGAATTATGAAAGACAATAAGAGTTACAATTATACGGATAATTTTAGCGATATAATCCATACTGCAAGATTTATAAATGCGGCAGAGTTGTCTGGACTGTTCTTTTCTGCTCCTAAGTGGATAACCATTTTGATGAAATTTCGTAATATTGTGGTGAGATCTTTGGGGTTGAAAAAAAGAAAGAAATTTATCGGATTTAGTATATATCGAATCCGAGAATATAGCAACAGTATGCAAAAATGATAAACATCTTGATTTAGAAATTGCGTTTATAACCGAGAGCATGGAACGTGATAGCCAACGCATATCTGTCAGCACAAAAGTCAGGTTCCATAATAGTTTAGGAAAATGTTATTTTAGTTTAGGAAAATGTTATTTTGCCATAATCAAACCGTTTCACAATTTAATTTGCAAGACACTTTTACAACGAGCAAAAAACAATATTGAAAAATCTCTTTACAGATAAGCATTGTGATGTGTCTGCAATCAATAAAGAATATGAATACAGATTATAAAGTTGGTGATTTTATTTATAATGCAGATATTTATGATGGGTTGAATAATTCTCTGTCCGATCTGGAGTTTTACAAAAAATGGCTGCCTCAGAATAAAGATGCCAAAATACTTGAACTCTGCTGTGGCACGGGTAGACTTACGATTCCAATAGCAAAAGATGGATATAATATCAAGGGAGTTGATTATACTTTATCTATGCTTGAACGGGCAAAGGAGAAAGCATTTCAAGCTGGATTAAAAATAGATTTTATTGAAGCGGATATTAGAGGATTAAACTTAGAAGAAAAATTCGATCTTATTTTTATTCCGTTTAATTCAATCCATCATTTGTATAAAAATGAGGATTTATTTGATACGTTGAAAGTCGTAAGAAATCACTTGAAAGAAAAAGGTTTGTTTTTATTGGACTGCTTCAATCCTAATATCCAATATATTGTTGAAAACGAGCGGAAGCAACAGGTTATTGCCGAATATACAACCAATGATGGAAGAAAAGTATTGATAAAGCAAAGCATGCACTATGAAAGCGCATCTCAAATTAATCGTATAAAGTGGCAATATTTTATTGACGATAAATTTCATTCAGTCCAAAATATGGACATGAGATTATTCTTCCCTCAAGAATTAAATTCATACCTCAAACAAATTGGATTTAATATTATCCATAAATTCGGGGATTTTACAGAGAGAGAATTTGAAGACAATTCAGAGAAACAAATATACATTTTGGAACTTGAAGAGTAAGGGCAAAATGATAAAATCATAGACAAAATACAACAAAAACACTGTTCTTATAAAGGGGCATTCATTAAATATTATAAAATCAGCCAACTAATTCATACACAAAATATTGCGAATTAGTTGGCTTTTTTGTATCTTTAGGTATTCCCCCGAAAACAAGGAAGGAGAGTGAGCTTGGCAGGCTTCATTCGGTCTTTCCGTTTGAATGTATGGCAAAAGCCGCAGGCCTGTCGGACCGGCGCCTGGGCCGCAGGAACATATTCAGTCCTTCCGCAAAGATCGCCCTTATGGTCCTGAAGGCATACACCGGATTCTCCGACAGGCAGGTGGGGGTA